CTCCACCAGCACCAGCAGCTAGCTGACTATTTGCATAAAGATGAGTTGCTGCTCCACCTCCACCACCCCAAGTGTCTGTACTAATTGACCAATAAGATGTGATGGTAGTTGTAGATCCTGCACCTCCATTTCCACCGTACATACTAGCAGTACCATTCAGTCCATTTATAGTTCCTCTACTTGCATTAACAGCACCACCACCAAGCCATGCTTTCCATACCTTCTGCTTAAAACTAGTACGAGTTGCTTCGTTAACTGTTATTGATATTCTTTCTCCTGGACCACCAGCACCAAATACATTAGTACCATAGTTATGTAAAGGTAACACATTAGAATTAGCACCAGCACCACCAGCAAGTTCAAAAGTAGCAGATGTTATATTATTACCAGCTGCAGTGAAGTTAAATACACCATCACTTCCTGGAACGAATAGAACATTAGTTCCAGTATCACCTATTCTAACATTAATACCAGCTCCTCCACCACCTTTATTATCTACCCACTGTTCTTGACCACCTGCACCACCTGTACCAGGATCAGTTGTCTGATTATCTGGAGCTCCTACCATTAATTTACTTCCAGTTCCATCCGCACCATCATTACCAGCATTTATCCCCTGAATAGTACCACCATATGAACCAGATTTAACAGCAGTTCCTCCAGTTCCCTTCGCACCACCTGAGTTTACAGCAGCTGCACCTCCACCATTACCACCATTAGCAGTTAATGTAAGAACTGAACCACTATCAAATTTTATCCAACTAGAAGTACCAGTACCTCCAGCAGCAGATCCAGCACCACCGCCTCCTCCTCCACCAACAACAGTACATTCAACATACTTAGCATTACTTGGAACAGTATATGGAGATTGTGTTCCAGAACTAGTATACTCAACAGTATTCGCTGCTGGATACTCAATTATATCTGTACCTGAATTTAATAATTTCTTTCTGTTACCAATCTCTGAAGTGGCCCCAAATTTAAGAAATGTAGGTGCTGGTACTGTAACCTGGAATTCCCATGAACCACCACTTCCTGTTGCAAGATAATTTACGTTCTGTGCGAGTTGTGGGAATGTAAATGTATAAGATCCGCTAGGAGTACCAGTCAAATCAATAGTTACTGGTGGATTTGCTATTGTATTAGCAGCAGTAGTTGAAAGTTTAAAATTATTATTATCTGTACCAGCAGCAACATAATATGTTGTACCATTAACCAATCCTCCAATAGTACCTCCAGTTCCTTGAATATATTCTACAGCAGTTCCTATTGAAAAACCATGAGATGATATTGTAATACGATCATTTGCCGTATCAATCTCTGATGCTCCTACAGTCTTAACAATTTCAGGGTTTTGAATTGATCCAACAGAAGCAGCACCTCCCTGCCAATCCCAAACATCATAAGTAGCAACACTACCATCTGGGTTTGGTCTTCTTACCAATCCATGTTTATGTGTTAACTTTGTTCCTTGATCTGTTGGAGTCCATTTAACACTCTTTCCTCTTCCTAATGTATATCCTTTTAAATACCTATCACCAGAAGATAAAGATACTTCTTGATCCTCTTGTGGTTGTGAAGAAAAATATGTATGATTGTGTTGAGGAACTCCACCCAAATCCTCCTCACGCATAGTAAACTTAACAGTATGAGAACCAACAACTGTACATGAAATAGTTTCACTTACATTAGCATATCCACTAGTAACAATTCTACCAAGAGAAAAATATTCATCCTGTGATGACTTATCAAAATACCACTTACCACCAGAAGCACCTACTCCCATTGGAGAATTACCAATAGTAGGTGAATTATCACCGTATACTGGTCCATTACCAACTACCTTTTTAGCAATTAAATCAGGAACCTTAAATGTTCCCAAATACAAATCACCATAATGCTCAAGAACATTACTCTGGGTTATTTGTTCAATTGATCCAGTCTCTGAATTAATCCTAACAACAGCTTGTGCTCCAGTACCACCAGTGAATGATACAGTAGGTGGAGATGAATAACCTTTACCAAAGTTAGTAATAGTAAATCCTGTTATAGCACCATTTGCATCAACACTTTTAATCTCACCTTGTGCTTGTATATGAGTATCACCAGGATTTGGTGGCATATTACCATCAATAAGAGAAGTATTAACACCAGCAGTATCTTGAACTCTTATTCCCATCCAACCTGCTTTACGATTATTAAAACGGAACCCATGTGCCTGACCAGTACCATTCTGTAGATCAATAACAACTGGTGGATTTGCTTCAGCATTTACTTTACTTGTGGCAAGTTTTGCTCTATTATTATCAACCTTAACAATATAATATGTTGTACCATTAACCAATGGATTAATATCACCACCAGTCAAAGATTTTAAATACCTTGCTTCATCACCAGTCTCAGCAAAGTGATCACCAATGAAAATTATATTATTTGCGAAATCAATTGAAGATGCTATTACTGTAGTAACATCAGTATCGTATCTAATAGACTCAAGTTTAGTTAATTTATCTGCGTATGCAGTACCAGTAAATACAGTTGTCCAACCAGCACCATGATTCACATAATCTTGTGCTGTTCCTAATGCCCAAGTTGTAGAATTGTAATTTGGTGGAATCTGACCATCTATAAGAACAGTATTAGTACCTGCTGCACTCTGGATTCTTACTCCAGCCCATCCAGCATCTCTACCATTAGTATCATATCTTATTGCATATAATTTTCTAAGTTCAGTTATAGTAGTAGATCCTGTTACTACTGTTACCCAATCAGTTGCATGATGATTAACATAGTTTGACCATAGACCAGTATCTGCTCTTGTCTTAGTATTAGTAGCTCCAGTTGGATCTAGCACCTGTACTTTATCACCATCAAGCAATGTAATACCAACAGGTAAATCTAATGTTAATCCATACTCACCAACTGATCTTCCTGTACTAGTAGTAGCATCAAATCCTGCATCAGGAGTCTTTACTATATGTTCCTCACCTTGTCCAGTACCACCACCTACACCAGCAACACCATCAACACCTGCTTTTAAATAATTACTCCACTGTACTTCACCAGGAGCAAATGCTCTAGTCTTAGTGTTAGTAGTTCCAGTTGTATCAAATACTTGTACCTTATCACCAGCCTTTAAAGTAATTGGATTACCAAAAGTAATTGTTAATCCATTAACACCTTCAGATCTTCCTGTAGTATTAGCAGCATCAAATCCAGCAGTAGGAGTTAATACTGCTCCCGTACCTGCTGTTAAAAGATTACTCCATGTAACACCAGCAGGAGCAGAGAATAATAAGTTTGTTCCTGCAACATAACCAGATCCACCACCACCTTCAACTGTACTTACTGTTACTATAATATCAGCAATACCACCAACTGCACCAATATAAGAATTATCAAGTTTAATAGTATCAGTAGCAGCGTATCCCTGACCAGGAAATTCTACTGTAACTGTTGGAGCAGAACTACCAGTACTAGGAACAACTACTTTAAAAGATGCACGAGAACCACTACCACCAGTTGTTACTCCATTAACATAATATGTTCCAGCAGGTCTACTAGAACTATATGCAGCATTAGTAGTAAAAGTCTTTATTTGACCACTATTTGTTATATCAACACCAATACTAGCAAGTCCACCATACTTATTACCAATTATTTCATATAGTCCAGGATAATCTTTAATATAATGCTCTACACCATTACAATACAAATATCCCTCATGAGTATACGCAGGATCATCTACACCACCAAGATAAGCATTACCACCAACTTCATTTAATCTATCAAGTCTACTGAGATCATTTATATAAGAATGATCAAAAGTATTTTGTCCTGCCTTAAGATTATAAACTATTGCTCCAACTGGTGTTGTATCTACACCAATATCAGTGTAATACCCTTGTCTTGGGTTCCTATATTTTTGAGGTGTTGCTACCATAACTACTAAGTCTTAATAAGATATTCCATTACGATGAAAGGACAGACTGCACTGTCAATTGAAGGTGAACTATCAGTACCAATAGTTAAAGTTGTACTTAAGTTCTCTGGTCTAATTACAGCTGCATTTGTTTTCACCTTATATGTATGATCTCCAGAAGCGAATTGATCTATATCTATTCTATGATTATGAATAGTTGGATCTCCTGTTCTTACTATATCAGCAGTATCTTCTGCAACATGCTCTATAGCAACTGAAGATCTCTTATCTTCATGAGCTTCATTTGACTGTAATGGTAATACATCAAATAAACTATTATTAGCAAAATCAACTGGAACTCCAGGAGCACCAGAAGTATATGTTGCTGGTGCTTCTCCATGTATATCAAATCCAGCAGCACCGCTACCTGTTCCACCACAAAGTCCAAGACATCCAAATTGGGATCTATATTGTGCTGTATTTGATCCATCAGCAGATCCCCAGGGTTGCGTTCTATCATAATCCGTTTCAGCTACTAAAATACAACCAAAGTAAGCTTCACCACTAGCACCACTTATACCAGGATGACCTTCAATACATCCACCAAAGTATCCAGTAGCAGTTGAACATACAACACCAGAAGAGAAGAACCAACTATCATGATCACTATTAGGATCCCAATACTGAATTGCTTTACAAGGTTGTTGACCTAAACCTGGTGGGTTTTTAGTACCACTAGCATTGTTTTCAGTAGGATTCTTTGCTATCTCTTCAGCACTACACCCAGATATAAAATCTAATTTCCCACTACCAACACCAGTACATGTATAACCAGTATCCTTAGTTACAGCAGATGTTGGGGCATGTCTTGTTGAAACAATCCAATCATAGATGTTAATAGTTGATGCATTTTGTACACCTGTTTCACCATCCCATCTAGGATTATCATTAGTATCAGAAGGACTAGTACCATAAGCAAACTTAGTCATGTTCCTAGCTCTTCTACCAGTATGGAAATGAGTATGTGGATGAAGTGCCTCTTCAGGAACATCAGTATCATCTAAACGATGAGTAGTACCAGCATAAACATATCCTGGTCTTCCTGTAATAGGAATTTCTTGACTAGGAAGAGTTATATCTCCTCTATACAATACAGTATTAGTAGTTTGTCCCGTTTGGTTTGTTGCTTCAATTCCAATACCAGATCTACTAACCTCTTGATCATTGCTATTAAGAACTCGTATGTTATTATAAAGACCAGTGTTAGCACCCGTTGTTGGTTCTGGATATTTAGAACCAAGATCAGGAACTACAAATTGAACATCACTAATATTAGGATCCAACGGTGTGACCTGATCCAATTTCAATCTACGATAAGCAGTATTAGATCCTGTTCCTAAAATAGCAGCAAGTTGTGGATAATCTTCAGCATAATACTTAGCACCATCACATTTCAAATAACCTGCTGGTAAGTTTGTAGGATTGTTACCCTCATTAGGATCTCCAAGATATTCAACTGGCCAAATAATTATTTGACCTGTTAAATTTCCATACTTTGCTCTCTCTTTTTGATAGAATTTTGCCATTAGTATGCTTTTATGAGGAACGTCATTGTCACATTTGGTTGTGACGTATCACATACAATATTTAGTGCATTTTCCATGCTTTGTGCTTGTAAACTACTTCCATTTGCATTAGAAGCAGTATATGAAGCTAATATCTTATTACCATCTGTCATAGATCCACCAGTCTGTTGGATTTCAAAACTATCATGTGCATGATTTTGAAATGCTGGATCCAAAGGATTCTTATGTACCTCTGGTAAATTCAATGTCATTGGCCATGATCCATTTCTGAAGACTAATGTGGCAGTAGTGCTTGAACCAAGAGTTGGCTTATTTAGTGTTAGAACATAAGCACCACCCTCCTTTCTAATAGTATTAATTCTTGTGCCTTCATCAAGACGTTTATACTTATTCTTATTATCCTTTTCTGTTACATACATCAACGGAGTTATCTTATCCCATTGATACCATTGGTTAGGAGCAGTACCATACTGCTGTCTGATGTCAGTACCTATAGGAAGAGTAATTTCTGAAACACCAGCAACTATTGTTACTCCAGTAACCTCAAATGCTGTCATTGCTTCTGGATGATTTTTTATACCAGCAGAGTTTGTTGGAGCACTAGCAGGATCTTTATAATATCCAAGAAAATTAGGTCTATTTTGTCTAACAATTGGTCTTGGAAACATCCCTGTGTAACATTTAGTAGCATGAGATGAAACAGGTGTTGTCTGATCTATCTGATTTGTAGCTTCAAACGGAAATATGTTCTGTCTATAATCACTATATGCATGACCAGATCCTCTATCACTATTAGTGTTACCAGTCCTTGCACTACCCTCATGGTGACTATTCCAATTGTCTTCACCTGCTGGAACAGTAGCCCAGTAATTAGGAGCAGGATTTGCTGTAGATCCAGAATTATCATTAACATATTCCATAAAGGAATCACATGAAGGTAAAGTATCCTCATGGTATTGATCACCATAAAATGTAGATTTCACAGCACCATTCTCCCATGATGCTGGATTAGTATCATCCATCTCACATTGAACTGGAGTGTTATTATAATTACAAGACATTGGGTCAGAACCAGATCCAAACATACGAACACCACTATCTGTCCTGAATGTCATAGGACCATAAGATTTAACATTAGCAGATGGTAAAACCTCACTATGATTATGTGGTGGTGTATGATTCATACCTAACTTACGTGGCATGGTATAAACTGTCTCTCCAAATTCAGGATTTGTTAATTTAATATCTGAAATTTTAAAATACAAAAAACCACTTAGGGTAAGACTAAAATCAATATCTGCTGTCGCATCCCAAGCTGCTTTAATCGTATTTGTATTTCCATAATCCTTAACCAATTTTAAAGGTGTAGAATCCTCACTAACAAGTTTAGCAGCAGCATCTTGCTGACCATATTGATATTCAGCCATAGTAAGATGCACTTCTTCCAGATCCATCATTACACTATTAGATAATGGTGGTGTAAAAAATGTAGCAGAACTACCCACATATGGAAATACAGGACTACCAGTAGTCATATCACCACCATAAGTGTCACCAATCATTGATGCTAGTAGAGGATAATCTTTCGCATCCAATACCTTCCCATCACATACTATCCACCCCTTTGGAATATTTGAAGGAAGATTACCACTTCCTCCATCACCACTCCAAGGCATGATCGTGCCAATCTTGGCAACTTTCATGGTTTTAATAGAATCGTAATATGCTGCCATTTATAACTCCTGTAACCACCATCCACGAAGATTGGATGGAATTTGCTGTGATTCTGCTGATCCCAAAACATCATATGTTCCAACGAATACTAAACCAAATGATGCATTACGTGACTGGATGATTAATTCTCCAGAATCCCATGCAGTACCCATTGGGTTTCCAGCACCAGCTGGCATCTTAGTACCTGAATTATCACCTTGTATAGAAGTAGCGACACTGTTAATTTTCTTCGCTCTTAGAATCAAACTTGTATTATATGTAAGGTTCCCTGCTAATTCAACGAATCTAATCATATCACCTGTTTGTGCATCATCAGGTAAGTAAAGAACCATATTACTACCAGTAGTAGTATTTAACAAATAATTACCATTTGCTTTCAATGGATTATCTTGTTGTTGTCCAATTCCAGCAACATTATCCTGAGTAACATAAGTGTATCTTCTACCACCATTAGCAGTCCAATACTTCTCAATACCAAAGGAGTCAATAGCACCAGACTGATAAATTGTAAAGTCTTTAGGACCAACAGTACCACTAGTACCAGCACCACCAAGATTATCAACATGAAGAATTGGATCTGTCTCATCAGCAATGCCTTTGACCTTACCTTTTAACTTAAGATACTGACCAGCATCAATAGAACCAGTTTGAGCATTAACAAATAATGTTGGTGATGTACTACATGTACCATCTCCTACACAACTCTTATAATTGATAGTAAGGTTACTGTAGAATACACCTGGACCATATACTGTTAGACCAGATGCCCCTGTTAATGGATCAGATATAGATCCATCACCTATATGACCATCATCACTACTAATAACAGCAGCAATTGACTTCCTATCAGAACCCCAGATTCTTAAACATCCACCATATACGTTAAGATCATCATAGACATCAGTAGTACCACCACCGAATAATGGAGTAATAGTACCAGCAGTAGTGTTAGGATTCCTAACCTGCTTAGGCATCTTATAACCAAATCCTAAATCAGTAATTCCATCAGCACTATCAACAATGAACCACTCACTGCCTATACGACAAATCTGTGTATAGTCAATCTTAGGAGCAATTAGATCAGCATCCTCCATAGGAATCTCTAATCTAGTGTCGCTATTATTAGGTGCTCTACACTTAAGTGTAGCATCAGCAGCTCTCAATGCTTGAGTAGCAGGAATATCACGTGTTATCTTAGTAGTTCTTCTAAAGTCACTAACTAATGGATTAGCATTAGGAGTTACACCAAAGAAACTATGATACTCTAACTTAACGATAGTAGAACCACTTGTCCATGCTTGAGCAGCAGTATTCTCTTGTCCTCTACCACTGGTTGTATACACAGTACCTTGAGCAGCAGTCGGTAAGAAATACTGTCCACTAGTTGTAACTGGATCAGCAGTAATCTGTATAATTTCAATAGCACCACCTGAGTAGATAGCACAAACATCACCTCTATCAAATGCATCAATATTAGCAGTAATTTGAATATTACTTGTTGTTGTGGTAGCAGCAGCTGCTAATGTAGTAGCAGGTCCAGTACCATCAGATCTTGTGCTTTGTGGATCATGTCTGTAAACATAGATTGTGTCACCTTTACTGTATGCAGCAGGTGAAGTACCAAACTGCTCAGAGTTCATGATTGCTACACCATGACTATTACC